CTCCCAGCCGTATTTGTTGTCCGTGTATTCGCAGGAAATGCCGACAAGATCATACATGTCAGCGACACTTACATACCCGTACATCTCAATAAGTTCGTCCATACTCGAAAGAACTTCTTCTGCTTCACCCCTGGTCTCGAGAATAACATCGTCGAAGCTATAACCTGCTCGAACACGTGATCTCGACGGATCATCAAATCGACTTACGCTTCGGCTTCCATTATCGTAGTAGTCTCTATAAGAAACTGTGGACGCATATGTGCGCTTATTACTCTGACCTACTTCGCCATACAAGATCATGTCAACACCATTCTTGACAATATCAGAAATGGCCTTCTTGATGGTCGGCACAAGCACATCCATCAAAATATAAGACTTCACTTTCGATGCATCTTCCGAAATAAACATGTCACCAAGTTTGGGCATCTCATTTTTCTTTTTTGTCTTGACCGCACCCTTGGTGACCTTAGTGATCTGCTTCTTTTTCTGTGAAGCGAGCGCGTTTTCCTCTCTAGATTTGTAGGAATTAGATGGGCAACTATCCATAATTTACTCCTTTCAATCTTTTACAATAAGTTTACCAGGAAGCGTAATTTTGCTTCTCGGCGCTTTACCATTGGGCACTTTATACTGATATGTTAGGTTTGCTCTTGCCTTTTTCTCGGATACCGCTCTTGTAGATCCTTCCCATTTATCCACGATGCATTTATCAAATTCCATAACAGGTCCGGAATAGTAATATGTGTTCATAGCGAATCCTCCTTTGCAAACAAAAAAAGGAAATACCTTGTTAGGTACTTCCTCTTTTGAACCCGATCATTCCTCGGTCTCTTCTTCCGTAGAAGAATCCTCAGTGAGTTCAGGCAGATCGTAGTCGTCCTCAGGATCGATGTCGTCAACAACGTCCAAGCAGGTACGCTTAGTTCCAACGGTATAGCCGACCAGAACACCAGCAACGATTGCCGCACAGCATGCGACTTTCTTGCCGTTCTTCTTGATACCAGCCTTAACCTTGGAAATAAACTTCTTGCCCTTCGATTCCTTGACTTCGTCAATAACCTCAGTCGTCTCTTCCTCAGCCTTAACATTCTTGATTTCTTCCATTATAAAGATCTCCTTTCAAATGTTTATGGTTCTCATAATACTGCATGTATTTTTCGCGAATCATATAAGATCCGAATACCCAAATTTCGGACTCACCTGATAGTCAACAACCAAGCACGGCGTTCCATCGTCTGCAACAAGCGAGCTGAACGAAAGATCAATCATTCCGCGCTCAATATTCCATCCAAGATCGTCGCCAATGGAAATATGGTCGAGACCAATCTCATCATAGAATTCATTTAGAGAAATATACATGTCGCTGAGCATCTGCCTATTAAGTTCGTTCTCCGCTTTTTTCAATCTGTCCATATCAGACTTGAAATATCGACCGGAAATCGAATCATAGCAGGTCGTGGAACCCCTACCAGTGATAATAACCTCATTTTTAGACACCGGATTCTTCTCAATTCGGTCCTCGGCGATCTTATCTTTAATAAGATGCTCTTTCTTCTCACCAATCGTTTCGACAACCTTGTCCTTATACTCAGCAAGTGCCGTTGCAGAGATATTATAGGCTGCAGCAAGTGCGGTATTACGCTTGAAGTTCACAGAACTTGCAGATACGATGCATGCAATCGATGCTGCACCAGTGATCGCCGTAGGAATATAACATTTCCACGCGATCTTGAAACGGTCTTTCTTATTAAGCTCGATGTCCTGTTTGGCTTCGTTGGAAAGCTCAATCTCTCGATCCAGAATAAGTTTCTCTGCTTTGGGGGTCGCACGCACGGCAAGCACGACCGTAGACACCATGCCCGCAATGCCGATGCCAGTGAGGATCTCAGGGCTATGCTTAGCAACCGCATTCTTAATGTCCATAACAGTGTTTACAATAGCTTCTTTGTTCATCTTTTGTACTCCTTTCAAAAATAAAAAAGAAGAGACTATTAAGTCTCCTCTTCTTTTCTCGCGTTCAATGCTTCTTCTACTTTCTTTTCAACTGCACTCTCCATCTTCTTGTCATTGGCAATGCTGGACAAAAGCGCACCAACTGCACTCAGTCCTATGCCTCCGATAGTAATCAGTTTGTTAATGTCGAAATTAAATTTCATTCGAAGCATCTCCTTTCTTCGCAATAGGGCCTGTAATTTTCACGAATTCGGCTCTAAAAATATAATCCAACATTCGAGTCCGTCGTCCATAATCGCTTTTTCTTGGCTCACTTTCTGATGGCGTTTACGAGCTTCCTGCTGAACATTGACAAGGGAAGACTCAAAATATGTTTTGGCATAGTAGTCATAAAATAGCATAGAAACCTCCTTATAAAAAAGAAGAGAGCCTAAGTTTCCTTAGACTCTCGTCTTTCCGAATTCACAAATGGAATTAGCTCTTCTTACGAAACAGCTTCTTGAAAAAGTCTTCCACATTTTCATAGTACTCAACGAGCCAGCAGATTGCGCATCCAACCACACCAATTGCGGTAGATACTGCACACAGCTTGGCGTAAGCACCCCAAGTGATAGGTTTCATAGTCCATTTCATAACAAATTGCTCCTTTCAAATTTGTTTATTCTTCCACTAAAGAGCATGTAATTTTCGCGCAAATAAAAAAAGGAAGAGCCCGTTAAGGCTCAACCTTTCATTTCTTCTTATTAAAAAAGCAAGCTTTAATAATAAGGACGATAAATACAGCGCACAGAATAATGTCACCATAGATCACAATGACCGATGTGCCTCCAATAAGAATTGTAAGCACTGCAGCCACAGCAACCAAAATTGCGACAGCAACCAGCAGTGTAAATGTCATCATATTATTTACCTCCATTTTTAATATGTGTCATAATACACATTGTTTCTAACGCGAAAAAGAAGAGACTCATTTAAGAGTCTCTATTAGATGAACCTTTTGCGATCATAATACAACCCAAAATTACGACAATAAAACCAAGTACCATCATAATATTAGCCTCCTTTTAATACACTAATTTGGTTCCATAATACAGAGTGTTATTGTCGCGAAAAAAAATAGGAGACTATGTTTAAATAATCTCCTATAATTGACCATATACGTTTACTTCATCGAATGAAAAATTCTTCTCATGAATTCTCGTCCCGGTCCAGATGTTACAACTCCGGTTTCCTCGAATTTCCAAGACTTAAGAGATCCCCAGACAGTAATACCAGCCGTGCAGACGATACTGCCAGCCGTAAGACAGTTCTTAATAATTCGATCTTTACGATCATATTCAATCTTCTTCAGTTCAATGCGGTTTTCAATCTCACGATTGTCGGCATTGGTCTGAGTTTCAGAATCAATCTTATCGATCTCAATAGCTCTGTCCAAAAGCTTTGTCAGTCCATCTACGGTGGTTTTATACTCCTCGGTACCAACTTGAATCTTTTTCAGTTCGTTGAACCCATCCTCAATTCCATCATGCAACATGGTTTCGATTCTCATTATAAATTCCTCCTTAATGATGTGAACAAATATGTTCCATAATAGAACCTGTAAATATCACGAAAGATCTGCATTGTCTTCAATTTTCAAAACTACTCGCTTTTTTCTAGGTAATTTGTCAAGATCAGTTGTGATCACAATTCTATATAGATCTTTTTCAGGATCAGAGTGATCAATTTTTAGAATCCCATATCCGGATATAAGCTCGTTAAATAAAACCGAGATAAGTACACCAATTACAAAAGAAACAGCAATCCACCAATACATAATAAATCTCCTTTCAAAAAATAAAAGGAAGAGCCTATGCGGCTCAACCTTTGTGAAGCTTACTATTAATAGTCTCTTTCATTTTCCTCGCCTTAGAGCCAACCGCTTCTCGAACTTCCGGAATAGACATAGCCATCCCCGCAAGTGTGATTGTGGGGACAATAATCTGTCCAACCCAGAGTCTGATTTCGCGACTAGTCTCAATCTGTTTCCAAGTCATAATAAAATCCTCCTTTAATAGTTTTGCATAAAAGCAGTTGTTTTATTCGCGTAAAAAAGAAAGAGCCCTTGTTAGGACTCCTCCTTTTCATCACGTTCGGACACGTAATTATCAGCAGCTTCTGCCATAAAAGCGATTAATTTTAAGCTCGGGCGCTTGCTATCTCCAATAATGTCAACAAATTCCTCGCAATCGATACCAGAATCACGCTCAGCGCACTTAACGACGCCGAGTGCGTATCCCTTTCCCATTGCAAAGACCGTCTCCATTACAGCCCAAGCACCGAGTCCGATAATACCGCCTTTGACAATTTTATTCATAATAATACTCTCCTTTCGTGTTTTCATAATACTGCGTGTTTTTATTGCGAAAAAGAAAAAAAAGAAAGAGCCCTTGTTAGGACTCCTTCTTTAAAGAATTTACTTGCCGTTAATTACAAGATCAAGAAACTCTTCGTACGTAACTACCAGACCATCAGTAGTAATGCACATAATAATTCTCCTTCTTATGTAAAATTTTTCAAGTGGTTTCTTTTCATAATATACTATGTTTTTTACGCGAAAAGAGAAAAAAGAAGAGGGCTTGCTTAAATCGCGAACCCTCTTAAATATAGTTTACTTATCTTTCTTAGGCGCTTCGTAAGTCATAGCCTGCTTACTGTCAGACATACCAGACGTGGTCGGGTCATTGACAACACCAAGAATAGCAAGCACTGCAAAAATAGCGTTAATAATGGCCGTAAGCTGTGCACCGAGGCCGGCAAAGTCCCAATTGTAGCCAAACGGGGCTGCAACAACCTGCACAAGCAGGAGCAGGGCCGGAATAAGAGCAAGCCAAAATGATTTGTTCTTAATACGAACTTTCCAATTGATGTTCATAATCATCTTTCCTTTCTAAAATATGTTTTTAAGCCGTACGTTTCCAAATATATACCGCGAGGTACGGAGGCATGTTGTTATGCGCTTTGCCGCCTCCTTCTCTGGACGTGTAGCTGCCAGCCGCATAATACGTGCTGTCAGATGGGCCGTCCGGGTAGTTGCCGGGCGCGGAGTGGTCGTCGGCTCCAGCATTAGGGTGGAACACCGCGTGTCTGTGGTTCGGCATCTCGCTTGTTGTAAGCGTGTGTGTCGCCTCTCCTCCTGTAGTACCAGCTTTATATGCGCCGCTATCGGCGCCAAGCAGAAACTTACCTTGGATAGCTTCCCATGTACCTCCGAATAGCGTTGCAGGTGATGTGCTATTAACACTCATGTAGATGCTACCGACTGGGTACACTGCTTCCAAAATAAGAGAACTTAATGCTCTTGAATAAATCCACCCAGATTCGTCAAGGACTGCAATTTTAGGCGGTTTTCTGCCAAGATCTGTCGCCCGCGTTGTTTGTAGCCATGTCCCTGTTACGTATTTACCGTTATAGTTTCCGCCAGCACTAATTGATCCTGAGAATGTTGCTGGCATTTTGACATTAAATCCATCGCCATCGGCAATTCCGCCGAAAGTTATTCCTTTTCCTGATGCAGGAACATGGTAAATACAATAGCCGGTTGACACTGAAGTTGACTTTGAAGACGACGTAATTGAATCACTGACTGTAATCAGGATATCGTACGAAAAATCAGAAAGAGTTTCAATGATAACAGATCCGCTTCCTGTATATGCAGATGCAGTAAGGTTCTTGATAGTCCAATTCGATTCAGAGCTCTTTTTATACTTAAGGACTACACTTTTTGCGTTATTATTGCCAGTTGTACTTGCAATATTATAGATTGCGTATCCGTATTTGACTTGAGTGTAATTACCCTGATCACTTTCAGTTCCATCGGTTTCTGACACGCATCTGTGCACCGAAAGAGCAGTAACTATCGGTGGCGAATATGCTATAATGCTAGCGGACGCAGACGCGGTATTTTTTATATTTCGGCTGTCTCGAACGGACGCATTAATTTGAAATTCTCCAGATAACCCGCTTGTTGGAATATCAAACGATCGGTTTGAGAACGAACCTCCAGGATAGCTCCCAGAATATAATTTTATTGTTGAACCATACGCCCCATCAGCAGCTATTTCTGCGTGAATTGTGGATACGCCAGCAACATATTTCCCAAAATATTCAAGGCAACTCTTTTTGCTACTATTCACTGTGATCGAAGAAGTATCTGATAAAGACACAGAGCAAGTCGGGAGAAAAGAACTATCATTATCCGGAATTACAAACCATGCATTTCTTCTTGTACTACCGATCAAATTCCCACTGCCGTCGTATGTCGTTAGCACGAAAACGACCATTCCTCGAGTCGAATTTGGATAAAGATTTGCCCAGTCTTTCGGCGGAGTATATTCAATGGTATTAGCCGAAGTTTTGACATAAAGATCTCCAGAATATTCGGTGCTTGAAGTTTCATATGACAGAGTATCTCTGAACGAGCTCGATTTTCTATCAATCGTAAACGTAATCGATTCTCCAAGAGTCCAAGACGTTCTGCAACTTAATTCCGAAGCTCTCGGAATAGTGGTTAAGCCGACATAAAATGCATGGCTTTCGGATGTAAATCGCTCATGACTAATGTATGCAGCAATGTTTAAAGTCCTGGTTCCATCGTCGTCATGTGGTATATCTAAAGTTGTTGTGAATAGGTCTATTCCGTCGCTAGTTATTTTATCATTAGAGTCAACAGATTGTGAATACGTAGTGTCATATATATAGCAATAAACAGTTCCGTTGCCGTAAGTTGTGTATCCATTTGTTCTCCAAAACCTAACAGTTACAGTAACATTTGATGAATTATTTTCCACACTATAGGAGTTTTCTTTTACCTTAATTTCGAATTTAATAAATTGATTTGATGTATCAAAGGCCTCAGATGTTGCTAATACCATAGACAAGTCCTCCAATCCTATGAAAATTAATCCTGAACTTTAAGGAACATAAGTGATTTGTCCGACCTAGGAACAAGTGCAAAGTTACCAAACTGGGCTCGTTGGTTAAGTTCTACAACCATATCACCAGTATAGAAATTTGATCCGTCCCATCTCCCGATAACTACCCCATTATTTTCAAATTTAATGGCATCATTGTCAAGAGTCAATGTTAGATGTTTGGCATCGGGATTATCAGGTTGATATGTTGAGTCGGAACTTATTTTAATTCCATCTTTAGTGAATGATATATACTTGCGTATTTCATTGTATTGTTCGGAAGTAGCAAATCCATTAAGATCGTCTTTAGTAGCTTTATTGGATAGAGCATCCTCCATATCGGACATTTTATCATCCGTATTCTTTTTATCTTTGTCGTAGTTAGCATTAGTTACATAACCATTGAGAGCGTTGTCAGTATAGGTTTTGTAATCTGTACGAACGGTGTTAATCTGTTCCGTAATCGAAAAATCAATACTGCTTTTGGTCTGATTTATTCGCGTCTCTGTATTTCGGATTGACTCATATGTGCTAGATATCAAAACATCCGAGTATTTGAATTCCCCGTTTGTATACACAGTGCATACAACAAAATATAAAGTATCAGGATCGTTATCTGGATTGGAATAGACCGGTTCGGTTGTTACCCAAGTAGATGGAGGAGGATAAGTAGTCGGCTTTTTCGGGGCTTCCAAAGTCGAAGATTGTAATAAATAATATCTAATTTCTTCTGACGCAATCTCGCCTCTTAAAGAATTGACGTCATTCTTGATATTGCTAATTTCATCGTTAAGATTTGAGCCTTCGCCGCCGCTTTTTATGGAAATATTAGCTGCAGATATCTCGAGTTTGTATGCCCCGTCAGTATCTTTATAATATCTAATGAAATTATCTGCATCGCCAAATGAAATCTGGCCGTTTTTATCAAGGTATATACCTCTTGTTCCATTAGTTACAGATTCTTTAGCGCCGGAATATATAGAACTATCTGAAATGTTGAATCCGCCAATTGTAGCATCAAAAGCGACAAGATCGTGGACATTAACCTTCTCTGCAGTTATGGATTTTGCGACAATAACCGAACCGTCTAATCCATTTTGATACTTTGGATCTGAAGCGGCAGTTGTCTCTCCAAGCGCGTTGACATTTAGCTTATAATAAAGCCCATCTTCGCCAAGAATGACAAGTTTATCAGCCTTGACCGTTCCGCCCTCAATAAGATCACCAGTAATTGTGACACCAACTAATTTTCCGGTCACGCTTGTATCGCCGATAACAAGATCTTTGATAATGCCAGACGTTGCATAGAAATTCTCAATTGCCGCTTTGCCGATATTAGTAAAATCAATATTGGCATATTTTATATCTGCTTGATCTGCCGACAATTTCTTGGTATCAAGATCTTTAATACTAGCCTTAGCCGCAGTTAATGATTCATTTATTGTGACGTTGTCGGCCTGTAGATTGCTAATATTACCTTCCGCGGCCTCAAGCTTTCCAGTTATGGTTACATTTTCTGCTTCTAAATTGCCAATTGAAGCTTCCTGGGCATTCAGTTTATTCTTTATCGTAACATTATCAGAGGTAAGATTTTTTATGGACCCTTCTTGCGCTTCAAGCTTCTGATTTACTTTAATATTATCTGCAGTTAAATTTTCCACTGCCGCAGAAGCAGCATCTGCCTTATCTCCAACTTCTTCCACTTCGCTTGTTCTAGCAGCAGGAGACGTGATATTACCAGTGACAATCGCCATATGGTTCTTTATCAATACGGTAACACGCTCGCCATCGGCAATATTAGTTGTAAACGATGCCGGGGTGAGTAATTCAGAACCATCCAGCTTGACGTATTTATTTCCATTTTGAATAACAGTTGTACCATAAACGGTAGATTCTTTTTCTTCTTTCGGCTTATTGCTTGCAAGCTTTGCAAACTGAGACACGAGTTCACTAGATAAAGGCACGAATCATCACCCCTTCCATAATTTAGTAGTAAATACTGCTTTCTCGCTAACCGGAACACCCGGCTGGCATTTGATTGTTTGGCTTATAACCTTAGCTTTAATTCCATTAAGACCTGGACGAGCGTAATTAAAGCGTACACAGTCTCCGACTCGTACTGGGCAATAGCCATGGGTATACGATATGGTGTACTCAAGACTCGAAAGGTCTCGCAATTTTTGTTCAGCATATGCTTTAATTTTATTATCTGTAGGATCGCCAACAAGGCTCGGATTGCTTTCTCTCTCCATGATCTCTCGCCCTCGGTTTACGGTGGAAATTGGGCTGTTCGGATCGTCGTTTACGATCTTAGTGTAATAATGATTATCTCCGTCGGAATATACAACCTCTATAGCATTCGGGATACCGTACATGTCATGCTTGTATGCCAGATCTGGATACAGAATTGAGCTGTTTCCATCATTGTACTCCCATATTGGCCGAAGAGATGCGCTGTCTTGATGGGGCGCAAATAGCACACGCCCCATTTCATCAAGATCAAATTTGTGCTTAGAATATGTAGCCAAATCGGTTAAAAATGTAAGCCATGTGTCTGACGTGTCCGCTACAAAATCATAGAACAGCGTTGTCGACGACTCTGCTTCAACCACTGGTGCCCTGACATGCTCGCGAGTCAAAGTATAAACATAGTTCATTGCATTCTGCCCCTTTGGAATATAATACCCAACTGGCGGCATGTTTTCTTTGAGCTCTAATAATGGCGTATAGGCATCTACCGATATACTATTTCGTTTACCATCAAAAGAAGACTCAGGAGTCTGAAGCAAGTATGTTCCTAAAGGAAAACGTTCTTGAATTCCATTTTGAATCGTTATAAGATAAACTCGAATATAGCATTCACCTATGGCTTCGGACAACTCAAAAGTTGCGGAACCAAGCGTATCTGCGTCGGAATCCCTACTGATAGTACATGATTTGACATTTTCGAGCCGTTTTATATCTCTCCAGCTTTTAGGATCGACAATATAGTACTCAAATGTTTGCTGCATCGATGCGGTCCAATCGGGCATATCAAATACCTCCTGAGACTCTCTTAATTGTAAGTGTAACTGGGATTGTCATATCGCGGTGCTTCTGACTAAATGCAACCCCAACATTTGCCCAGTAGCCACTTCCGGATGGCTCACGTACATAAGCATCTCCCGTCCATACTGCTAATCTACGAAGCGCGTACAGTGTTTCAATGTCTGACTTTGGAATAACAACATTCCAAGTCTCCCCTTCTCCAAGCTGAGTTCCATAGTAACTGATCGGATGCTTGCGACCGATGTACTCGACAAGCGAGCTATCAACAGAATAGGAGTTACTCACATCAATGTTATAAGGGAGACGTAGGAACGACCCAGACCAAACGGGTTCGACATGGCGATCAGAGTTTGCAGAATCAAAAGATCGCCATTCCTCATCCCACTGAATAATGCATGCTTTTTCATTGACTGGGAACAGCGGCAAGTCGGAATATGAGATAACACCGGTTGCAGCGTCAGTCGCTACTACTCGATACCGAGCGTAATTAAGTGCCGGGTGAGGATCTGTTATAAACGTACCGTCGGCATTATCGAGATTTGACATGATCTCAGTAAATGAGCCATCAATCTCTCTTCTATAGACCGCCAGAGTAACATTATTAACAAGTTCACCAGAACCATTCTTGCAATACGGGCGAATAATCGCAGATACCGAATTGTAGTCAATGCCGATCTCAGCATTCGGGGTATAAGATGCCACAGTCCAGTCTACCGTAAAGGATAACGTGCTTGACGCATTGAGACCAGAATTCATCGAGACGGTGCAAACTATCGTATAAGATATTCCATTTTGAAGGGATATATCTCCTGCCGACAATGCAACTAACATAGGATTAGCCGATGTGTCGAAGTACTTAGAATATACTTCATCTCCAGATCCAATGTTCTTATGATTTCCGATCGAGTCCGTTGCCATATATGCCTGGTTTGCAATAACTGTTAAGTAATATCCAACTGGCGATTGGGTGGACGGACCAGCCGTAGCTGAAATATTGATCGGAAATGAGGTAAGAGTCTGAATAGTACTTCCATTTGAGTCGGTGACCGCAAGGTTCAATGATGGAACAGCATAGACATCAACCGTTCTCTGAATAGACCAATCGCTATAGTCTCCTGTGATACCAGCTGTACGGACTCGCCATTGTATTTTACTTCCTTCGGAATAAGAAGACGTATTTACAGTATAAGACATCGTCTTCTTATCATCTGCCTCTGCGGTGCTGTTAATAGTATGCGTTTCTTTCACACCATTGACATAAATCTCGATTTGCGCAAATGTTTGGGTTGATCCGTCTTCTGCGTTGTGGAGCCAGCTAAGGATTAAATTATCGCCGACCATACATGTGGTCGAGGATGACCATGTAGTTGGCGCTGCTGGGGTTTTACCTAGAATGACCGAAACGATAGGAGACCAATCAGAGCTTCCGACATCATTCGTAGCACGTAAGCGGAAAAAGTATTCTGATCCGGGATTTAGACCAGTCTTTTCGTAGTGTGTATACTCGATGCCGCTTACAGTGGACGAGTCATCAGAAGCTCCTAGGTGCTCTTTCTTAGTTGAGTATTCAATATCATACGTAGTTGCACCAGTGACCTTGGACCAGGACAAATATACAGATGTCTTCGTTTGAGCACGGCACGTTGTAATAAGCAGGCCATCTGAAGATTCCGGCTTAGTGTGAACGTTCGAAGAATAATCAGACCATTCACTGATGCCATGATCATCAGGAACATCTGTTTCCACAGTAGTGAATGTCGTGTTCTTAGCTATATCCTTCGCAGCATCAAACCAGTTTCCAGATGTTGAACCACTATATGGCTTTCTTGTATATGATTTGACTACTGTTTTGGATTTATGCGTTCGAACAGCCTTAGCTCTTACTTTATATTCGCCGCCGGCTGCAATGTCACAAGAAAATTGAGCATGCCCGGTTATAATCTTGGCCTTTCCTTCAGAAACAACAACATACTGATCATTTCGAACGATTTCGAAATATATCCAGTTTGTCTTACCTTCAAACTCTATTGGCTTAAGGTTATCAAGACTAGCTGTTAACTTATAATCCTTAACCGTAACCGACGGAGTTGGAGGAGCTTCTGGCGGGATGTCAGCCCCAAAATAAATACTCTTCTGAGCCCACTCACCCTGCCAGTAGCTAACCTCCGTATCATTTGCCGTATAAGTAGCGGAAATAGGTATGACCGCAACTGTTACTTTTGTGGCATTATCTGGTGCTGTCCATCTCGAATACTTCCACGAAATTTCTTCTTCATGTCCAACAAAACCATTATCATCGCCAGTCGAATACCACCATCTGACTTTGTAATGGTCTAAGTGGTCAAAAGCATCATTGGACCATGCTGCAAAAAGGTTTCGCGTTCCTCCACTTTCTGCCTGGATTCTATCGATTGTGACAATATAAGCCATACTTATCTCCTCCCTTCTATGATAGATGCACGAATAAGTGTCTGAATTGCTTCAGAAACTTCAGATCCACTGTCATAAGTTATGCCATTAATCTGGTAAGTATCACCAGATGCTTTGCCGATGGTCTTACCAAGGTCTTTAATGGCCGAAACTACATCATCGTTAGCTCCATTTTGATTACGATTCATCATTGCACTGATCGAGCGAACATTTGAGAATGCACTGACTGTCGGGTCAATAGCAAGCATATTGCTGATCGCGTCAGAACTGCTCTCAACATTGCTTAGGTCGACAATCGGCCTAATCGTCGGCTGACTGTTGACATCGTCAGTCAAAACGGCATTAATGTTTGACAGTACTTTGCTTGCTGAGTCAACAGCATCATTGCTCATGCCTTCGACCGCCCTGGTTCCAAGATAACTAAAGCGCTCTATACCCTGAGCGAAACCTTCAGGGACACCGGCGCCAATCTTTCTAAAGACTTTAGAAGGAGAATTTATAAGAAGTCTAAATCTTGCAGCACTTTCCGTATCGTCAGCCATCTTTATCGCAGCTAGTTGAGCCAGATAAATGTTGTCTCGTATACCATTTGCAAACCCGGTAACAAGGTATCTAGCAGCATCATAAAATTTCGACATACTTCCTCTAGCAGAAGACGCGGCCTTATTAAGTGGTGCATCAAATGAGTTTTTAATTTCTGACTGCTCAACATTAGTAGTGAATGCAGTCGATGCCTGAGTCCCGAGACCGCCAATAGAAGTTACTATAGAATTAAGGCTGCTAACATCAAAATTCGTAACTGCCTCAGTTATGGTGTTTAATGCCGCTGCTGCTGAATCATAATATGAGAATTCGACACCGCTGAGTGTGTCAGAAAGATTCTTCATACTAGTGCCAAAAGCTTCTAGCTGGCCGCCAAAATTGCTAGCATTCTTTTTTCCAAAGATCTTCTGCCATGTTCCGTCGCTACTCGGAAGAGCATGAAATCTGCAAGGCCCTCTGCAGCCGGAACAGAGTCTTCAATTGCTTTGACTTTGAGGTTTGCAACGGAGTTTCCATACTTAACAAGGGCGTCTCCAAAACCACTAAGATCAGTAGAGAAAGAATCCATGTCCTTATTACCTAAAAACTTCTGAAGCGCTCCTCCACTATTGGGAAGGGACTTAAGAATATCAACAACACTATTTACTGATGGACCAGAATTTTCAATATCAGTGGTATTTAGATTTGCAACAGAGTTTCCGTAACCGCTAAGAGCAGTGCCAAATTTTTCCAAATTAGTGCTAAAGCCAGAGAGATCCTGCTCTCCGAATACGCTTTTGAACCATCCGCCTTCTTTTGGAAGCGAACTAAGAGCTTCGGCTAAAGATGCAGCAGCCTCGGCAGATGCCTTAACTTGTTCGGAGTTCACACCAGTGGTAGCATTACTGAATGCGACAATAGCTCCACCAATAGCTGTGAATTTCTCAGAAAGCCCGGTGAACGAGGTGCCTAACCCAATAAGACTAGCAATTCCGCTTAAGAAGTCGGCAGCAGTGAGAAGAAGAACCGCCTTGGTGATTGCTGCAATGCCATCAAGAAGAGAGGTATCACTTCCAATCATCTTACCAGCCGTTACAAATGGCATAAGATTAACCATAAACATCGACAAACTGGTGCCAATCGACGGCAGAGCTGAAGCAGCAGTCTCGGCAAACATTTTGACAAAACTTCCAATTAAATTGCCAAGTCCTTCGCCGATTTTGCCAAGAGTAACAATGCCATGATCAAGAAACTCGTCCATACTAGATTGGTACTGAGCAAGCGCTCCAATACCATACATAATGCCACCAATGGCGACAATGAGTGCCGCTAATGATCCAACACCAATTATTGCTGCCGCCCCAAGCGATCCAACAAACGAGAGAAGAACGCATGCAGCAGACAGTGACACAACAAGAATCGACAGTGCTGCGGAATTCTTTATAGCATTCGAGACATTGAGCGCAGCCATTTCAGCCAAAACAAGTCCGAGGATCGCGAGAACGCCAGACATTGCATAAGCAGCAATAATCGCTTTACCACTAGCATCGCCTCCGAAAGTAGAAAGTATAACCATACTCGTGGATAATGCGAGCAATAAAAGCGACAATCCTTTAGCATTCTCGACAGCATCCGACACATTAAGCGCAGACATTCCGGTAAGAATTGCTCCAAGAATAAACACTACACCAGTCATCTTGTACGCAGCTGCCATTGCTTCATCTGCATCTTTACCAGCGATGCTGAGAATAAATAAAGAAGTCGCTAATGCAGTAAGCAACGTGGCGAGAGCTTGTGCACACGGCAATGCCTGATCCGGAGAAAGTTTAGCCATGCCAACAATAATGGTAGCGAGAATCCCAGTCACAAGAACAAGACTCATCAATCCGCCAAACTTTTTCGCAAGATCTTCACCCTTAAACATCCCAGTAGCAGCAACAAGTAATGCGAACGTTGCAATAATTGACGCAAGTGCACTCTTTGCAGCATCAAGAGATGCGGGATCGAGATGCGCCAACGTCATCAGTGCGACAGTCATCATCGCGATCGTCACTGTTAAAAGAACTAATGTCGACTTGCAATCCTTGGCAAGATGTGTGGCCGCAATCAACCCGGCGAACATAGCCTCAAGAACCGCAATAACACCCACTGCTCTCCAAAGACCATCAGGGCTCATGTTCTTAAGAATGACAATAACACCGGTAAGAATTAACAAGGAACCAGCGGCCATCATCAGCATCATTCCGGCTCGATGGGCAAATTGTCCTGCCAGATTCGAAACGACAATCAACACCCCAAAAATGCCAAGAAGAGATATAAGAATCGGTGTCATCCGCTTTAGATCATCCTTGGATATTTCGGCCATTGCTTTAATAGCTTTAACCATCATATACATTGCTGCAGCCAAAGCCAGCATGCCAATTCCGCCTTTAGCGGCGTTTGTTCCAGCAAGGTTTGTAATCGCCATTAATGCAGCTAAGATACCCAGTATGCCGATAATAGTAAGAAGATTTTCCGCTATCCTGTTTCCATCAAAATTGCACAAATCATCGAGAGCACTCATTAGTACTTTTAAAGCGATGACCATAGCAATAAGGCCAACTCCACCAGAAAATGAAAGACCCTTAAGACCCTGTGCCGCTATACTAAGTGCTAAAATTAGGCCGACAAGAGTCGCAAAAGATCGATTCAAACTATATTTATCAATTTTGCCAATGCTTTTAAGTGCTTTGGCAAGTATATAAACACCTGCTGCAAAAGCGATAATAGCTATGCTGCCTTTTGAAAGCTGAGGCACTCGTTCCCCAAGCGCTACAGCAACAACGCCAAGAACTCCAATTAGCGCAATTAGCACCACGGCATTTTTGTATGTTTTATCATCAGAACTCAGTCCGTCCATTGTCTTAAGTGCAAGGGCCAGTAAAGCAATAGCTCCTCCGATAGAAAACATTATTCCAGAAATCTTGGCTATACCGGAAAAATTAATTTTACTAACCGCATACGCAAGGAGCGCAAGCATCCCCATTAATCCGATAAGCGTGAGAAGGGGCATCGAAAGTTCTCCATTTTGATTTATGTCGTTGATGACATACATGCTCGCGACAAGAAGTGCGACAGCGAATGCAAGTTTAACAATCGCACTAGACAAAATATTGAAAGCTTTTGCCTTGTCTATTAACTTTTTAGCATCAATGTATTTGGCAACAGACTTCTCAATTCCGGCAAACCCTTTAACCACGCTTGTGACCCCGGCGATGGGACCTTCCAGCATTTCAAGAGACTTTCCAATGTCCATCACTGACTTAACCATCAAGGCGGCCATGCCGTAACCAAAAATGTCGCCCATATGGATTTTAGACCGAGCTTCTTCAGCGAGTTTAAAGAGAGATGTCTTGAATCCATCCAGAATGTTGGTCGCGGACTTAAGTTCAGTCTTCATAGATGTCTTTAAGCCTTTAATTTTATTAGTTATGCCTTTGAAGCTGAAATTAAAATTAACTTTAAAGAACTCGTCTAAAACATTCTTCTTAAAATCGATAAACATAGCCTTGAGATTGTCAAGGGTAATTTTATCAAGATCTTTCCAATTATCGATGAAGTCTGAGATCCGTTTTTTACCATCAGAAAAGACTTCTTTAGTTGCATTGAATGCATTAACTATAGCCGTCTTTATCGACGTCACAGTTTTATGCACAACCGGCAATTCTGTAAAGGCTTTGACCCAATCTCGAATTGCCAAAGCAGCCTTCTGAGCATTAGTAGCAATTGCACCAAATGTTCTAACAAATATATTATTGGAGTTAAGCCACTCTTTAAATTTTGTAATCGCATCGCCAACAGCCGCGGTCACATCGAGAAGACTGATGTGCAATGAAGACAACAGTTTTGACACAACTCTAAGAACAATCGCAACAGCCCCGCCAACAAAATTCTTAACAACACTTAATGCCGAGAAAAGCCCACTAAACGTTCTTTGAAGCTTATCCGCCGTTTCATCGGTCATAACAAACTTTTCAGAAAGAGCATGCAAATTCTCTACAGCTTTGTAAACTCCATCTGATAAATTCTTAGGCGAAAAGACACTATTCCATGCAGTTTTAACGGTTTTAAGAACCTTTGAAAGCCCCTTTAAACCATTTTGAATAGCATCCAGAAAAAGGTCTTTCTTAGTAGGAGTCTGAAGATTATTGATCAGCTCGCTAATCGGTTTCCCTGTTTCCTTAGCCTGCTGAGCAAGGTTTTTAAGAGATTCTGACTGCTCTTCAGTATATCCAAGGCTTTTAAGTTCGGTATCGGATAGACTTCCAATAACTTCTTCAAGTTCCTCGGCTTTTACAGTACAGTCAGACCAGTTCTTGCCATTACGAAGCCAAACTTTATTAACGAGAGTCTGAACTTTAGCATAATCCTCACCGGCATTTGCTAAAGCTTTTACTCTTTCGGAACCATTGCCAAACTCGCCACGAATAACTCTGACCGCAATGTCTTGAAAATGCTCCAAGCTCTGTGCAGCGTTACCAACCGCATCTGCAGCGGAATTAAAAGCCTTTGTTGTCTTAGCAACATCGCCGCCATTAACTTTCGCAAATGGGTTCTTAATATCTAACTTCTCTAAAAACCCGGCCAACTTGTTAACCATATTACCTATGGTCTTAGTCGTCCATTCTGCGATCGGCTTAGTTATTTCATGGATCTGATTGACTTTCTTTCGAATGGCGTTAAAGAGATTGACAAATGGACCATTTTGGGCTATAAGAGGTTTAATAAAGTCTGCACCGATTCGGCCAAGAGCCGACTTAATGTTAGACAATGCACCTTCGAATGTGCTGTTAGCAGCTTTTGCATGCTCGCCAAAAGCATCGTCCATGGCGGCGGCAAAAGTATCAAATGAAATTTGGCCCTTTGATACCATATCTCGAATTTGGGCTTCCGTATACTTAGTACCATCGCCAACCTTGGTCAAATAATTTGCCAAAGTTGCAGCCGCGTTCATGCCTCTGACAGATAGCTGAAGAAGCTGATCTCCCATTAATCGACCCTGGCCGGCGACCTGAGTAAAGATTCGGCCGATGTCTTCATAAGAGCTGTTTGTCATTGCGGCAACACCCGCAACACCTCTAAGAGCTGAGAACATCTCGTCTCCAGCTTTCATACCAGATGCTGCTAGCTGAGAAGCCACTTTTGCTGCTGCGTCCAAACTGTATGCAGTTCCATCAACAGCATCGCTTACGTTCTGCATAACAGCAGCGACAGCTTCTTCATTCTTAAGAAGACCCTGAAGCTGAAAGTTTGCATTCTCCAGATTCATAGCTCTTCTTTTACCGCCATTGATGATGCCATTAGTCACAAAACCAACGGTCTTCTTTGCGAAACGCATAGCAGAGTCTGTGAGGTTCTCAATTACTCGCATGCCAACGATCCCCATAGTGGAGAACCGATGCTCAACTTTTTCAAGACTGGCCGCTAAACTTTCGATTCCAGATGTATTTTTTGCAGCGGAGTTCACGTTCTCAAGGCCTTTTGCAGCGCCTTCGAGATTCAAACTCTTCTTGAGCTTATTAAGACTTTCCGTGGATTGTGCCACGCCTTTCTCAAACTGCCCATTCTCGAACCGCATCTCTACGACTCTTTCATCTACTTTTTTGCTCATGATTCAGTGACCTCCTTCCATGCGTTATTTGCTATCGTATCGAACAGCGGCTGAATTGCAGGATTGATGTAATCTCTCCCCTCAACCCAGCCGCCATTTCCAGTTCCGTGCCCATACTGCAATATAATGGCAATGGGCACACCTTCATTAAGATTAGAGTTATAAAAATTTATTGAAGCTTTTCCATTTTGATGCTTCACTTCATAATACCATGAATCGGCAGTCAACCCGGAATCAACAGGGGTTGCAGACGCAAGAGCAGCCACGCCTTCTCGACCATACTTGTCAAGTTCGCCAATTTTAATAACGTTCTTTGCTCTTTCTAAGAATCGATTTAAATTAGAAAAGTCACCCTTTTGTCTGAACCTTATCAATGTTCATCACTACTTCCGAAATGTATTATTTGCCCATAAATGTAGCAAATCGATAGAGAACTTCCACGAGCTGTTCTCTTGTCATATAATCTTCCCACATGCCATTGAATTCAGTATCTGAAGAACCGGCAATAAGCCCATTCTTGACGGCCCAATTACGAGCTTCTTCGCTCCAGTTAGACGAATCGTTGTCCTGAAGCTGAGCGCGATATCTAGCCATAGCAGTGTCAAACATTTTATTAAAAGTATCCTGAGTCATATAATAATCCTCCAGTCGTTCATTAACTTCCGCAGCAATGTCATAAAGACGATCATAAATGTAATCGCCAGGGCAAGACTTATTGTAAAACCATCTGTGAACAGTCATGTTCTGTTCTTCCGGACAGCCGATAAGACTTTTGTCAGCTCGCCATTTAAGAGACTCGATCCCGTTTCGAATGCAAATATCAACAAGTAAATCGATAAGAGATCTATAGACGGCATCATTAATAGCATACGGATAATATGCATCCGAAGCGCATTCAATTGTGATTGCCCTATGATCATTCGAGCTGCTCGAAGAGCACCAGGAACGGTCTTTCTCTTCAACATACATACCGATTCTTCCGTCTGAGCCGATGCCATAATTAGACGAGGCCTGAGTATTGTAATTGGCAAACGTGGCTCCGAGGCCTTCAACACTAGCCTGGCCGACTACACAGTGAATAGTAATTGTGTCAATTTTATGATTCCTAGGATTCTTACAAGGACTGATCCTAGTATAGCTAACAAGAGGGCTATTGCTCATAATTATCACCCTTTCGTGTTTAATTTCTTCCTTCGTGCGGCATTCAGAGCTGCATTTCTGGACATGATTTCATGTCTACTTCTCTTCTTAGGAGGCTCGTTCTTAATGCTGCACACTTTGATTAGAGTAAGCAAACGATTCAAATGCCACTTTTCGCATTCAAATGGAATGTTGAGTGCAATCATCCAGTAATATATCAATTCAGAAGTTATCTGTTCTCGACTAGGACCAGTATTCTTCTCATCTGAAAAATATGTAGCAGTCATAGGAGCAGCAATATACTTGTTGATCTCATCAATGTTCTCTCGAGTCAAACACAAATATACTTCAGATGGTACATTCCTCGTGATTGTCATGCACTTTATATAATCAATGGTCTCATCTCGTGTCTTATCTTCTTTAGAAAAGAAACACTTACACCATTTTGATTCCCATTTTGAAAGAGAGACAAGAGAATGCTCCAATTGCAAAGTCTGCTCTCTGACAACAAGGAATTGTCCACGTTCTTCATCGAAGAGTTCCCTTCCAGGAACAGTTATCTGGAGCATCTCTTAATCTCCTTGCTGGTTAGATTGCGGCGGGAGCCGCAGCTGCTTTTTCGGCAATATCACTAGGCATAATACCATTAACAAATGCAGCTGCCTTATCAGCGTCCGTCGCAAGCTCCATAAAGAGCTGAGAATATGCCTCGGTCTGGGAGAACTCAGTCGCGAGCTCCTCGGACTTGATGAAGCGCTTGCCATCGGGGCTCTTCTGACCATAAGCTTTGAGAACAAGTTCCTTAAAGATCTTGATAATCGCCGGCGCATCCTGAGCATCGACGATTCGCTTAATCATCTCAGTAAGACCCCCAGTCGTGCCCATCTCCCATTCCATGAGTTCTGCCTTAGACAGATGGAACCAAAAGTCCTCTGTTCTCTCAACGCCATTGTAATCCGTGTATTTAATAGTTTCCTTAAGCATTAGTAATTTCTCCTTTCAAATTTAGAAAAAGGGCCCCACAATTAAGTGAGGCCCATAACGTTAAATAATATTAGACCGATCCCTTCATGATATTCGCGATCTCATCCGGAAGGGGCAGACGGGGATCAACTGCACCAGTAGAATGGTCTTCACCAGTGCCGTCCTTACCGTAAAGAATTTCTTCGAGCGTGGCAAGCTTCTCAGGATCGACCTTCGTAGAGTCAATAGTCAAAGAAGCAGTCGGCTTGAAATTGGCAACTGCGACAGGGGTGGTGCTCAGCTCCCACGAGAACGTGATCGCATCCGGACTATCGTTGATAGTCGAATACGCCTTCTCAGACGGGGAAGCCATCGCGCCGTAGATAATATGGAGCTTGTAGCCGTAGTCGTTGCCCTTAGAATCGTTGCCAAGAGTCGTACGATAGCACAGGCCGAAAGTCTTACGAGCCTGCTGGCCAATGTAGACACCTTCAGTAAGCGATGCAGAGCCATCGCACTCGGCGAATTCATCGGGGTAAGTATAAGCTTCAACGGTGGCGCCGAACTCCTCATTAGACATCAGGTTAAGATACTTGATATCATCAGCGTAGAGAGCAGTAGCCTCTGCACCAGAGGGGCTCTCCGTGATAGCCGTAAGGCCGTTCCAAGCAACACCTTTCGGATAGGTGCCGCTTGCACTTATGGGGTAAAGGACACCATTCTTTACACCGGTTTCATAATAATGTTCACCAGTTTTGTCCCAAACAAGTTTCATAGAGCAAATCCTCCTTTAGTAATATAGAGTAAATACATAATGATTGAGATTATCGGCAGGGTAATATCGATCAAAACTGCAGTATCTAAACTGAGACAGTTTGTCGACATATTCGTTGTCTGGGTCTCGATCAATAAGTATTACTTCGTAGGCTTTCGCCTGCTTAAATGGAATATCATCCGCATGCCAATTTTCGACATCAGACAAAGAGTACCGAATTGCTGGATACTTCATCGATATCGACGCTGGGGGTTGAAAATACACATTTTTCGATCCGAGTAATTTTTCAAGCTCATTTTGTAGTTCAAGTCTACTGCCCATTGTACACACCACCCAACGTCAATATCAATCTAGGGTACGAAACTTCGACGTTCGAGATTTTCCATTTCGTACCCATAAAAACAGCATAGCGCATGGTGTGAAAATTATTCGTGGCATACGGATCAGCCACAATACTAATTTCGTTGCTGATGTTAATGTCATCATTAACTTGGTCAGCACTTTGAAGCCGACGAGTATTGCGGATCAAATCTCCGTAGTAAGAACGTTCTACAATTTGCTCCTCGTAAACGCCAGGCTTAGTTTCGACTGTATTAGCATAGCCGATTTTACCGTAAAATTTTGCCATTTTGAATTTTCACCTAGATTTTTACTTACTTGTCAGCAACAGCAGCCAGATTAGTCAGAACCGTCTTAACGTCGGAGCTGCCACCGGTCGTAGTCACATAATTGACAGAACCGACCTTGCTCGCCTCCGAATAGGAGACCGGAATAAAGTAGTTCGTGCCAACGCAAACAATAGCCCGCTTGATGAACGCGTCCTTCAGTTCGCTAGTAGTAAACTGCTTAGTACAGCCCTTATCGGTGTAGGCCTTGCCGTCGGGAGAAGTCTTGCCATAGATGATAATCGCGGCGACATTCTTGTCATCAGCATGATCGAAGATTCTTTCAGTAGCCATAGTATGTTACCTCCTAAAATTATTTATGTTCGAGTTATAAATCAGACTCAATCAACGGGCTCTTCCAGAGCGATGGCAGAGTACCACTCGACAAGAGCACCAGAGACGCGAGTCTCCAGAAGGAGCTTGTACTGGTTGAAGTCGATATCGAAATCATCAAACTTCGTAATCTCGCCACCCTTAACGCAGCCAAGCTGGTAATCAGCCAGGTTGACAAACAGGCCAAGGAGCTTCTTATGTTTGCCGTCGGAAGTCTGGCGAGTCAGGCCCTCAAACTGCTCAATGGTCTGAATATCACGAACGTTCAGAGCCGCGACCAGATCCGCCTTCGAGGAGTAAATACGACGGCCGTTCAGGTCACGAGCAAGCAGCATCACGTTGAGAAGATGCGGCGTGCAATAGAAGGTCAGGTTACCAGAGCCCTTGTACTTCTCACGGGAATACAGAGCCGCCTCGATAACGGCCTCAGCATAGACATAGTTATCGCCGAAGCTCTTCGCGGTATCGGTTCCCTGAAGCTTCGCCTTCTGGCCGGCGATATCGACATCCTGATGGATGCAGTACAGGTCGTCATCGTGCCAGATCGGGCGGATGTGATCTTCCTTGATCTTATCGGGATCGGTATCCTCACGACCGTCGCCGATAAGGATAGCCTGAGCCAGAGTCTGATCCATGGTATGACGCATAATCTTCCACTGGTAAGCAACAATATCGAAATCAGTGATATCGAGAACGTCATCACGATTGATCTTGTCCTTGATGTAGACGGTCTGAGCATCATGAGTACGACCAAGCAGCTGGATCTGCTTCATCTCCTTCTTGTAGTCACCCTTCTTCTGGTAACCCATGGCCTTCAGCTCGGCCTGGCGAGCATCAGCACGACGGGTGCGAATGCGGCTATACGGAGACTTATGAACGCCATTGATGACACTGGACACCCAAGTGTCATCGGGATAGAGAATCTTCGGCTCCTTCGGATCAATGTACTTGTACTCCGGCAGGAGCATATCCATCGTCTCAGCATCAAAAGCGTCATGCTGCAGCTCGTTCTCATTCTCGTAGATCTTACGAGCCTGCTTAAAGCTACCGATACTCGGGGTCTTGGAGAGCTCGACAATCTGGTCGAGATCAGAGTGGGTCAGGACTTTCTCATCCTGCATGCCATCGGTGTCAAAAACATTGTGCTTCATTTCATTTCCTCCCTCAGAATGATTCATTTCGTCGCCGTCATCTTTTTCTTTGTTTTCGTCTTCGTCTTTATCTTTATCACTATCGACGATATAACCAATCATCGCATAGACGGCTTTCTTCTGTTTCTCAGTAAGCGTGTTAAACACATCGCCAATGGTCTCTTCATCAGAATGCTCAAGAGATTCATTGTTTTCATTCATATCAGATTTTTCCTCCGATTCATTATCTTCATCACTATGAAAAATTGTGATGTTCTCGCCAGTGAAAATTCTGGCTTCCTCTTCGCATTCCTCACCGTGCTTAATAACGGATTCAATAGATGCGCCAGGGTTTGCACCTGCAAGCACCAGACTCACCTCTCTAATATTGCCATGAACAACATTCGACATATTCTGTTTAAGCTGATTCGCATAAATAGAGAGAGACACAATGTCCCCGTGCTGAACAAGCAGTTTACCAGTCTTGCCAGATTCCGTGTCGTTAAATGTGCAATATGCATAAACACCTTCGTCACGGTTCTCAAGAAGAGCGTGGCCAAGAATCTCATTTGGGTCATCATGACGATGATTCCAAACAAGCGGAACGGTCTGACCATCATTGTGCTTAAAAGCATCTTTCATGATAACTCTGCCATCGGAGCATTTTAGATTTGCTTTGGTAGCCCATCCGCTAAAATCGAAATTTTCCATTTTGATTTTATCCTCCTTCTTCTAAATTTTCCGTGTACTCTTTATACATGCCGGGGTCTTCTTTTGTTTCCGCAATATTGCTGTTGCGCAATTCATCAGCCTTAGGATCATCAGACGGCTTCATTCCAACGATTTGTCGGATTTCATTAGATGTCATGATCTCATTGCGAGTGAACTTGTCGGCGATCTCAGCAATATCATTAACCGGAACCAGTTTGAACGGATTTCTGAAGAACTCGATCGACTGATTCTGAGTACGCGCGGTTTTAGTAAGAAACTTTCGTTTCATTTCATCGGCAATCGCAGAAACGATTGGCTCAATAGTACGGCTGTAGTAATTAAGCATAGTCTTTTCGTCTGCAGTGCCATCAAGAATCGTCTGTGTAATACCAAGTTGACTATACAGTTGGTTTGTAAGATACTCAACCTGTTTCATGAGATTATTCTCGAGTGAACGATTAAGTTGAGTAATCTTTTCAGTGCCATCGGTATAAGCAATACCATATTTGGACCCGGCCAACTGCATTTCTATATCTTTTCTTCGGTTCTCGGCCTGCTGGCGACGAGCGTCTGTCTTTATTACATAAGGCAACTGGATGATCAAGTCAAGTTTACCAGACGCGGTTTGCTCGTCTGTTATGTCAAGAAGACCTAGCTTATGAATTAGTCGCTGCATGGTCGAGTTAGGCTCATTCATAACAGCATAAAGAGGATTTTCCACAATGGCCACCATTTTCTTAGGAAGCCAAAGTTCCTCTTTCTTTCCTGTTTGTTCATTGTAGAGCCGGACCTGCACATGCTGCGGACGCCACTGAATAATTTTGCCAACCCGCATAGTTTCGACGTCATACGAATCGGTAACTTTCGGATTCATCGTAGTGTCCGTAGGAACGATTGCAACGCAGCCCTCATCAAGCATTGACATAACGACATCTTGCTTAAATGCCCTGCCGGTTTGGTCAGTATTAGCACTCAATGTGAGGCAACTATTTAAACCGGAATTGATTTCTTCTAAAAATCGTCCATTCTTGTCGAGGCGAACATGAAGAATATCTATAGCGGATGCATCTAGAGCGATTCTATTTAGAACCGAAGTAGTTATAGATCGCTCATTGCCTCGTGTGAATCTGGGTCGATCGGGTCGATTGTAATATGACGCCCCGGTATCCCTGAATTCGGCAGTCGGATCTCTGTTTCGAAAAGCATTCCAGGCATGCTTAAGCCTGGATCCAAAAGATTGTTCCATTTTGATTTTCCTCCTTCATTTGGGAGTGCATCTCAGTTCCACAAGTGCAATCCATTCTGGGCAAAGATCTCCTTATAATTATTCGAATGCTTCTCTGTTGAGTTTAAATGCAATATAGGCATCCATCATAGCCGCTACAGCATCAATCTTTTGATCATAACGCTTCTTAAGTAGCTTACGGTTGCCATTAGTATCCTCAATAGTAATGCAATTGCCCATAGCGAAGGTCATAAGATCTTCATCAAACAAAAGCATTCTCTCTTCTGATAATTTCTTGAGCTCTCCAAGTGGAACAGACTCGGTTTTTGCGCCCTGGATAACCTTCTCAATACCAAATGGCCCGTTCTCTCGCTCCCAACGCTCGACAAATTCTCTAGCATTGTAAGGGTCAAATCCGAAACAGCGAACATCATACTCTCTTTCTGAGATATGATTATCAAGATCTTCATAAACTTCCATCATGTCGAGAACGGTTCCTGGCATAACAACAAGACTGCCCTCTTTCATGAACTGATCATACTTTGTCCGCATTGCTGCTGGAAGTTTCATAAGCGTCAACTCAGTGATATAGTTACGAGTCTTTACACCGAAGCTGCCATTGGAAAGCGGGAACAAGAAAGTAAAGGCACAGAAATCGTCACCCTGAGAAAGGTCCGCCCCAAGAGCGCAAGGCATCTTCCAGAATTCCCGTTTACGGTGAGGAAGGGTCTCTTCATAAGTGAAGTAATAAGTATAGCCTTCCATCGGTATTCCAAAACGCTTAGCAAGAATATCATTTCTTGCTGCTGGGTTTTTCTCGGCACGCTCTACTTCGAGCTGGTATGTCTCATAAGTAACAGTCTTGCCAAGATTTGGATTTGCCTTTAACCACATATCAGGGTTGTTAACTTCCTCAATGTCGTCCAATTTGTACCACCAAATAGATACATGAGGGTTATAATACTCGCCCTTAAGGATGTCAGACAATTCCATTTTGACTGTATCGCCGCTTCCATTTCGGACAGTACCTTCTGAACTAATAGCAACGATTAAATAGTCATTATTTTCAGCTGACCCCTGCTCCTTAGCTGCACCTTGCTCAAGTGCTCCTATCGGATCTTCTCTAACATCGCCAGAAAGCCATTCATCAACCGTTGCTACCTTAACTCGTAAACCCTGAAGTTTGTCAATCGACATCGGCCTGACCTCAAGTATGGAACCAGTAAGAAAGTTCTGAATTCCTTTCTTCGTCGAGGCTAATTGGCAACGATTCGCTCTTGACCCAGTGGTATTCTGAAGAGAACCTTCGGTCAAAAACTTGTATAGCGGCCCTCTAGCTCTTGTAATGGCAGTTCGAATCGGAGACATGACTTCTTCTGCCTGAGCCATCGTTGGGGCAGTCGTGATCTGATGTGTGGTTGCAGTATCAACATTTAGAAAGTAATTCTGAATGCAAGATGCGTACATCGATTTAGCAGCACCTCGAGCAACAATCAGATACTGTTTGTTGACTAGACGCTTCTTAATACGTTTCTTTTCGTAATGTCCACCATGCCCGTCTGGAGATGGGACATAAACACTTCGTTCAACAAAGTAGTACCAACCGAAAATCTGTTCTGACCAGAGCTTAAATGAGTCAAGTAAATGAAGGTCCTCACCATTTGTCAATGTGAGTTCATTTTCGCAGAATGCAATGAAGCCATTAATAGCCTCATCGTCATACCAGATTCCAGGATTCGCAATGAGATCATCGATTCTATTCATCTCCATCGAAATTTCGCGATTAACTGGGATCTCACCTCTGATAACAGCATCCCTAAACTGGCCATAATAAATTGGAGTAGCAGTATTTGATAATGACATTTTACGCCGCCTTACTTTTTGTCAGACTGCCCTTTCTGAGGGTTGACAACACGATGCTTTTCATCATCAGATGCAACACCTGCGAGTTTATTTATTCCTTCTCCAAAGAAATGGTTTCCAACCTGTGTGCCTATGTTAGTAATAACCTTCTCTCCGATAGATTCGAGGCATTTCATTGCAAACTTTTGCCCTCTACTCTGCGCTGCTTCCGCCGCTTCCCTTTGAGTATCATAGTACTTTTTCTCAAGAGCCATTCTTTCTAAATGCTCTTTAATCTCGGCATCTGTCATTTCGCTAAGGCGTTTCTTCTTAGGCTTCGCAGTTTTCTGTTTAGAAGATTTCTTAGTTTTAGCTTCCTTCTTTGGTGCCAATTTACGTCCTTCGGCGGAGTTCGAAGTCGTTCGCTTCTTATTAATAAGCGAGCCATCTTTATTCTGGTATCTACGAACACCCCACTTCATACCGAGTACACCATGGTGGTAGAGTTCGCTTGAATAGGTATTAGGCTCCATAATTAGTCCTCCTTTCAGCTAAGGACTTTCCATCCCTGAATCTCTAAGTAGATTTTATCAATGAATGAGTTTCCTCCTAATGCTTTATAGGCATTATATTCATAAATGAAATTTTCGTATTCGTACTGTCGAACAGACTGGTCTTGACGATGGTTGTAATAGAGCCGAAGCATATCAGCTCTCAGAAGACACTTCTGACCATCTTCGACAGCATGCATTCCAAGAAACTTTTTTCGTAAAGGTTTAAGAAGTGCAATCGCGCTTAATGCGATAGTAAAAGAAATGTTCACAATACTAAGAACAAGTTGTAGTCTTTCCATTTTGATTTCTCTCCCAAAATTTTATGTTAAATATAGTGAATCGCCTTGAGTTTATCGGCGCTCCACTCAAATAGCATAAATCTCTTATGGGCCCCAATAAAATCTTCTCTATCAGACCATTTGTCAGTAATTCCTCCAGACGATAATCTTCTAACCATTACACCATATATGTCAGCTTCTCCTTCGTGATGGAGATGGCCGGCGTGAACTTCGCGAATCGTTGCGTCCGCAAATTCTTTTGGAAATGCTACTGGAAAAATGTGGGCCAAAGTTCTAGCAGTTGTTTTCTTAGCATCACCATGGGTAATCATTATAGCATTGCTTCCGTAGCTAATAACCTTACGAAACTCTAAAGAATCATCGATTATAGCTTCGCCATATCTTGCTAAAAGAGTCTGCATGAACATCCAAGATATGCTCTGATCATGGTTGCCAGGAGTGTAGATAACTTTAACTTCTTCTGCGTTTTCTAAAGCGGCATCGATAATAGCGTACATGAACTGCTGTCCGTCTTTAACAGCTCGGACCATGTCAACTTTCTCAACGCAAGTCCCTCTTGTTGTTAGCCCATTGATAATACTATCGTTATGAAAGAAATCTTGCCCGAATGGGATCACGATCTTATCCCAGTGATGACTGGTAATTATCTCTAAGACATCATCAAGGACCGATTTGTAATAATCCATAAAGGCAATGCCCCAATGCATATCGAAAAGCGAAATCTCGAGCATATTTTTGGAATCTTTAAATGAGGGCTTTACATACTCATATTTTTGTACAGCAGTTTTAATGGCAGCCAAGAATTCTTCAGGATCTAGAGTTTCAGCATGCTGCTTAATCCATGCCTGGATAATCTCTCCGTTCGCTGCTACCTGCACAGTCGCGTCATGAGCAACAAAACCTTCATAAGTTCCGCAGTCAAGAGTTGTATCATCAGGATAATTCTTTTTAGCCCACCTAACAAGAACTGTCCTAAATGAACGACGAGTCATTGGATTTTCGACTTCATACTTGTAATATGAGTCGTAAATCTCATGACTGCTCATTCCAGCTTCTTTCATTTCACAGCATTTTCTTTTTACCGCCAATGGCGTTCTTTTTGCCATGAATTACGCCCCCTTGGGATCAACTGAAACGTTGATGCGCCACTCCAATTCGCTCGCCATACGATTCATGGCGTCCATTGCAGCGGAACTAGCAGGAGGATCGAACAAAAGTCTGGTTTTCAAATATACGAAAGACTTAACATCAGAGAGTCTAGCATCATCTCCGATAAAGTCAGACCACTCGGCAGAAGAGTCCTCAATACTAAATCCGCTTGAAGGACCAACACCAAGTTGAGTAAGTATAGAAAATACAGAATTGATATGAATCAGAATATCAGTATCAAATTCTGTAGCTTCAGATGGTATTCCAAGAAGTTTTTTGATAGAATCCAAAATACTAGTTTCCATTTTGAATCCTCCTTCATGTAAATGTTCTAGCGCCTTCTTCAGAAATCTCAGAATCAACAGAGACGCTCTTTTCGCAAAAACCAGCTAAGCCGAATTCGGTATATACTTTATAGAATGACTCTGTTGATTCCTCTTCTGAAATTACTAACTGAGTTGGCGATTCTAATGTGCATACAATGTCTGAACTAAAATCTGGCTCAGAGTAAATGTTTAGTGCGTTCATTCTTGAATTTCCTTTCATCTTTTCCAAGGGCACGTGTCATTCTTTTTTCGTTCGATAGGCTCAGAAGTAAAAAGATTCGAATCACCATAGTGTATTGCGTTATGAGTAGAATGGGTAGTAGTAATCAAATACTCTGGATCCAATAGTATCTCAGTTCTCTTATCAAGATCCTCGAGAGTCATAGGATTCATATGATGAATAATAACTCTCTGACCAGAGATTTCATGGCCAGGGATCCCGAGATCGCATCCGAGATCCCTAGCAATAACCTTATCTCTGCATTGTTTCCATTCAAGCGAACTGTAAAACATTTGATTGAATACTCTGTCGAACCCGAATGTGTCTCTTCCAACTGAGCCATTCAGTTTAAGGTAATTAAACCGCTCTTCAAATGTCGGGAGTGTAATCAGTTCAGAGTATCGTTTAAAAATCTTCATCGGTGCCTCCGCCACTATACTTCCGCATGGCAATGATAGCATCTCTGTAAAGCTCCTCTGTTCTTTGGCTAGATTTAATAGATTCGGTCTTGGCAGAGATGAGTTCTTCCTGCTTCTCCAATATCTTAACCTTGAGCTTGGCCTCTTGTGTCGCCAGCTTAAGGAAATGGGTTGTCTCTTGAGAAGAGGCAGTTCCTTCAATCAATCTTTTCTCAACAAGATCTGTCGCTAAAGCTATAAGCTGGTTTTGTCTGGCCTCCGGCGTGAGTGCCGGCCGCATCGGGCGAGCATTTCCAGAAGACTGGCTGCTTTTAGCTTTTGCCATTGTCCTGCCTCCTTTCTTTGCAGTTATGTGATGGCGTGCGTTTCTTTTATGTCTAGAAGACGCTTTATCAATCTTTAAATGTGAGCTTCTTTTTTTACGTGATCAGTTCAATGCGGCGTTGATCATAGACCTAACATAACCGTTCAGAGTGGCGATATCAGTCTCACGAACGATCATGTTATCAGAGCTGAGATAATAGGTTGTGTTGATGGCTGGTGTTCCTGTAAAGGTGCCGCCTGTGGAAATGAACATGTTTTCAAGAGCATTAGTTGCTGTTATACCCTCTCCAGAAGAAGGAATGCGGTACTCCTGCGTGTAGTCATCAGTCTTAGTGGACGAAAGTTTTAGACTGGTGCAACCGTCGAACATGGAGGAGTAGCAACCATTCGCCATGGGTGGATGATTTCCATATGCTACAATTGTGTAGTCTAGTAGGTTCTCAATATTACCGATGCACGCAATATTAGAACCATTAAGAATCCACCGGGAATTTATGCTATCTTCCATAATAATAGCATTTTTAGTGCCTCTAAGATATAAGAAATACTCTCCGTCGTCATAAACTGCCGATAGAGTGGTCGTTCCATCCCAAACATACCAGGTCTTATCGAAATCAAAATATTCAAGAGTGCCGTTCCAGTTTTTAGTTGAGTTATTTACCTTTAGAGTAAAGCTATTAGAAGAACTGAAGGTCAAATAGGACTTACCAGCAGGTTTGAATGGTGCTAGAGCGAAATTTGGTATATCTATATATCCTTGTTCAGTTTTCATATACTTTGCCATTAAATTACCACCCCATATTCACTATCCAAGTATTCAAGTCTATCACTTACAAAATTTCGTAATGAATTTAGCGTATTATCTGCAACACTGGGAATATCCGGATAAATAGCTGTATCTTGGATATAAACATCCTCACCATATACATCGATGTATTTCTCAAATTCTTCAATAATAGAAGAATAACTTAGCACTGACTTTCTAAGTTCGGTATAGCGCTCAACATAATCATCCCAATAATTTTCCCAAATATACGATAATAACCTACTAAATTTGTTATTATATGGACCGCCTGGCATATCAGAATCATAATCTTCCAAAATTTCGCCTTCCCAATCAAGATCAAAAGTTGAGTCCATATCATATGCGCTTAAATGCCATTTAGTCATATCATAAGTAGCTAAAAGCATATTCTTGGCAAGGCCATCTGTACCTAAAATTATTTCTTGAAATATAAAATAATCAATAGCACCTTTAATATCCAACGATTGCTCTAATGCAACTGAATCGTCATTAATAATAGCTTCAATAACTGCATTCAGACTAGATACTAATTCTGAGCTATTCTCGCCAACCTCAACATCGAAATAATTTTTGTTGCCATCCCATAGCGTATTAAAATTGCACGGATTATATTGATAATTTACGTCTCCATTATCATTAAACTCTGCGCTGAGTAGCACGTGATTAGCATTTGCGCTATTCATACCCACCATCCAGTCACACTTTGGAATTTCCCAATTGTATAAACCATTATATGCCCCGTTTATGTAAACTCTAACGGAGAATCCGTCAATGGCGCCGTGGTTGGGACTGTTTTTAAGTTCCTCTGGAAGAGTATCGTAATCACTGCGGCTTTGTACAACTTTACTCCATAACTTAGCTCCTACAACATTTCGAGCGTGAAGAATATCATTGTAGTCAGCTTTTAGAACAAAATTGTTATGTAAGCCCCAATTTTTGAACTCTTTATTTAGTTTTACACTACGACTTTTATCATTATACAGATTTACAGTATAATTCTTTTTCGGCAATCGAAGTGTTGAATTGCCTTGCAGTTTAATATAAGTATACGCATGGAATTTTGTAGTTTTAGATACGTATTCTAATTCCCCCGCAACATAACTTTTAGAATCAGGAATTGACCCACTGATAAATATTGTAGGGACATCGTCGTTAGCAGGTTCTATAATTTTGGGCGAATCATTTTTTTATTTTTTCAATAATATTGTTTTCAAAAACGGGCAAAATGGACTTCAGTGTTTCCATAGTGGTTAAAATATCATTTGCCATAATAAATCACCACCATCTTATATTACTAAAGATGTAAGCACGCCGTTTGAATAATAATAAACAGTAGCTGAGGCAAGCGTGCCACTAGCTATCGTATATTTGATATTAGAAACCGCACCAAGTGAACCACCAGAAAGATCGCTGGTTTCATCAATTCTTAAAATTGAACCGTTCTTCCATTCATCAATAACTGATTGACGTGTAACTGTAACACCATTTAAATTAAGCACGCCGCTAGCTATAGTATAAGTAACAACATTTGCACTACCAGCCTGACTTAAATCTGGTTTATTTAAAATAAATGCAGCACTATTTGGATCCGTTTCTTCCCAGTCTGCTTTAGTTTGTGGAGTAACAAGATTTGAGGAAGAAATTTTCTTGATATCTCCACCTTCTTCTATTAAAAGATTCGGCGCTTCAGCAGACTCTACTAAAGCAACATCTGTTAATTTTTTGTAAGTATAAGCCATAATTATTTCCTCCTTACATATGTTAATAAAGTATTTAATTTTTCAGTTTCTTTCTCATCCAAAGACATCTGTTTAATAATACCTTCAATAGTATTTTGTAAATGATCAATATAACCTTTCTGTTTTAAAACAAATTCAGCAGATAAGAGCATTGCATTCAAAAAATCTTCTTTTACGGATGCGTCTCTTTCTACATCTTGTCTTCGCATGATAGAATTTTTGTTGTTAGTCCATAGGACAGTAGGAACATTAATTATGCTCATATTCATTAATTCACTGCACATAGAGTTAAAAAATGAATCGTCTGCCCATTTAACAAGAGGGGAATTACGAATTCCATATTTTTTAATCAACTCAACATTGTATAATTTTCCATGACATGCAGTATAATTGTCCTTCCATAGGTAAATAGCAGGATTGTTATCAATAACAATCTGTTCATAGAAGTAACTATGTAAATATTCGGTATCTGGATTTGCTTCTATTATAGAATTAAATGTCTCAATTGTATATGGCATAAACATATCATCGGAATCCAAAAACGTTATAAACTTTTGTGTAGCATTATCAATACCGACTTGACGGCTCATGCCGCATCCTAGATTCCGTTCATTGCGAATATAGACGATATTCAACTTGTCGCGGTAATCATCAACAATTGACTTGATGTCTTCAGTGGAACAATCATCCACAACAATAGCTTCAAAATTGGGATCTGTCTGAGCAACCAAAGATGAAAATGTTCTACCAAGTGTTGTTCGACAATTGTATGCAGGTATAATAACATTAATCATTTTCGTCCTCTTATAAAGAATAGATTTCATTAGATGGACTGATTAAAATTTCACCGGCAAAATTTGTCACTGGTGTAATTATTCCCATTTCAGCTAAAAAATCCATAGAATCGTCATTCGTGGCAATTGACGGCTTATTTTTAATATAGTCCAACTGCATGTTATCGCTCTGGTTCCAGTCGGGTTGGGGAAAAAGAACCTTTAATTCCGTCCATCCAACAGAGCCGTCTTCTCCGGCAGAAAATACTTTTCCAGCATCTTCTTCAGTCGGCGTAGGAACCGCCAATAAACTTTTTGGAATGGCTGCATGACCAATAAGTGTTACACACTGAGCAAAAATTTCGTCACTCATTAGTATGTGACCTCCTTCAAAATTTCAAAAGTCGTGGGAACGATTACAGTATACACATCGCCATTTGCTCTTGTAAGCTGCACATCATAGAAATACTTTCTGAAAGAAAGCTCTTCAGTGTCCTTAGGTTCGATGTGAAAAGCATTATGTCCATGAGACTCTTTCTTGACTAAAGATTCACTATCTTTTACCGACTTCTTGATTGTAAAAGTCAAAATATCATCCGGATCCATAAGGTACTCGTTGCCATCGAGACTATTTTTGATTGTAATCTCTAATCGTGCGGTATCCCCACGAGTCAACTGGATTGTTCCATTATCCTTTACGTATAACATTTGGTCATCACTTCCCAACTTTCATAAGATTATTACTTGCGTTTACATAAGAATATAGAACATTAATAAATACTTTTTGGGATAGCACTTAAAGGGGCTCATAAGGTGGAAGAAAGGATGTATTATGAAAGGAGAAAAGGTAACCCACAAGAAAAATAAGGAGCTCTACCAGCTGAGCATGACTAAAAAGTCTTAGGATTAACCTTATGAACCCGTTTAA